CCTAAAAACCTTGTCTGGCTCGTCTGACGTTCGTATTGAACGGAAGAACGAGAACTCTAAGACAATTCAAAACTATGCCCGCATGATCATTTCTTGTAATGAAATACCTCGGGGCGGGGCTATGGATTCGGGGTTCATGGACCGTCTTTTGATCATTCCTATGCACAACCAAATTGACCCCAACGAACAAAGTGGAAAGCTTGTCGAGGAGAACTTATTTTCAGAGTTGTCCGGTATTTTAAACCTTGTCCTTGCAGAATTTAAAACCTTGTCCGAGAACAAGTTCCAAATTAAACCGACAGAGGTGACAAAACTTCAATCCGATATCTACCAAGAAGAGAACGACCCAGTAGCTCAATTCTTTTTTGAAGAAATTACGCTTGTCCCAGCTCCTGACTACAACGGTACAATGGCTGCCGCTGATTCAGTTATTGGAAGTCCACTTCGTGCAATCTCTTTAAAGGACCTTAAAAACACTTTTACTAAATGGTGTGAATCTGAAGCTCCTTGGCATAACAAAATGAGTTCACAACAACTAAAAAAGCGTATTGAGACTTTATCAAAGACGCTTTATAGAAAAAAAGGTCAGATCTATTTTGTAGAATACAATAGAAAGAAATTTCTGTGCGGGGTTCAATTTGTGAATAAAACAAATTACTCAAGACCAGACATTGATGACGATAGGTTCTAGCGAGTGACCTCGCAGACTGCCTTATAAGACGTTGAATTGAATTTTGATTGATTGACTGGCCTATAAAGACCAAAGACTTGACTTGATTTTTTAATAATCTATTAACCTTGCTTGTGACCAAAGTTAGTAAATTTTATAGTGAATTAATTTCATTGATGCAAATAAATTTGTTTACATTGACGTGTCTAGCTACTGTACAAATAAAAAAGCCCCTGACATCACTGTCAGAGGCTCAAAAACATTGTGAACTAGGGTCACAATCTAGATCATTTTTGTTTTTAGTGCGAAAAACTCATAAAAGGTTCATTACTTTTAATATCCCATTGCAAGATCTTTAAAAAAGGCTCACTGACAGAATAATTTTTTAATACTTTGACAGCTAACGCACTGGCAAGTGTAGCAGTGTAGATTGTGGACTTAGCTGTACAGCGTTCAGCTACCGCGTCACTATCGGAAAACAAAGTTTTCAAATATTTATCAGGGCTTGCGGGCTTAAAGCTATGTAAAACAAAAAACTCTGCTGACATTCTTGTATCAATAACCAATTCATAATTGGTCAATGCAATGTCTTGAGTCAACGCATAGCGGGCTTGCATAGAGTCAACACAATAAAACAAAATACCTGACTTCCCTTGTAACTCTGGACCTGTCAACTTTTGATTTATTGCATTTATTTCAACTTGAGTGAAGTCAAAGACTAAATCTTTTAAAGCATCAACTTTGTTTTTTCCGATATCAGAAAAACGAAAAAACTGATTTGACATATTTTCGACCGATACCGTATCGAAATCATACACTGTGATGTCAGTCCACCCCGCCTTAGCAAGGTTCAACGCTAAGAATGAACCAATAGCCCCAGCCCCAACAATAGTGATCGGTTTTTGTTGTAGCTCGGGGTTAATGATATCAAGTTGTCTTGTCAGATGATCATGTTTTAATTCAATCATACTAAAACCCCAGTGTGCTCGGCCATAATCAAAGCAGTTTCAATGTCTTGATAGTCTTTTGAATCACCGAATAACAGTTTGTTGACATACGCCTCTGGGCTCATATTTAGAACCTTAGCCTCTAAAACAGCCCCATAACCAAAGTAGCCCTTGCGAAAAAAACTCTTCTTTTCTTTCTTTTGTTTTGTTGTCAAATTTTGATCTTTTGAAAGATCAATTTCTTTATCGTCTTTTGTGTCAAAGTCTTTACGGTAGTAACCTTGCCAGTCACTGTCTGAATAATCGTCAAAGCCTTTAGGGGAGCTGTAGTTTTTCAAGTGACCTTGTGAATTGAACTGACTGACATAAGGTGGGGTCTTTTTTAAATTATCGTCAAACTCTTTATCCCAAAGCTTTACAGCCTCAAGGTCAACAAAGCGTTCAACTTCAGTCGCCACGTCTTCATTGATTGACAAGCTATTGCCTAACTCGCTTGACGTTTTCCAACAAACAGCAGACTTAATATCACCTTTTTTATTAAAAACACTGGCAGTTATCCAACCGTTGCCGCCCAGTTCTTTGATGGTCGCAAGGTCAGTACCAGACCAAAATGTGCTCATATTGACGTGACTATGCCACCAGAATTTTAATTCAGACCCTACGCTGTCTTTGGTTCTATACATGAGTTTTGCTAACGACTGTGCGTCAATGTCTGTATGAGCTGCCCCGCCAGTTTGTTCGAGCATGAAAGCATCAACAACCGTGAAGGTTGTTGTTGTCTTGTCGTAACTGACAAGACCAAAGCCCGAGACTTCAATCGAAGCTTTTTGAACCCAGTGATTTATTTTATCGTGTGCTATTTTTGATAGTATTAATTTCATTTTAAAACCCTCTCTCTGAATAAAGGTCTTGAGCCTTTACATAATTGCTGTTTTTTGTTTTGTAATAATACGCGCTCTCAATTTGATCACCAAAACTGTATTTTTTGTAATAGTGCATTTCAACGCTTTGTAAATCATCTTGCGCAGACTCTAAAGTCAGTGAATTACTTTCACATAAATGTTGCCACGACTCATAATCATCACAATCAAAAGAATCAACTTGACTCGATATGGTTAAATAAAGACATGATTTAAAATCAAGATCATAGAATCTAAAAGTGTAGTCGCTTGAGTATAAAACATTGACCCCGCAATTTCTAAATTCTGTCTTGTACACCTCGGGTCTTACCATAGCATCAAAGCGTTGAATTGGTTTATACGGACTTTGATCATTGTAGTTAGTTAAGATCACTTGCAAAGCGTTGAGAGCCTTGACCATGTCGTAAGTCTGACAAGCATCTTTATAAAGTGTTGCAGCGTTGCCCCAACATACAGACCCCGACCCTGATATATGAGGGTGATAATATCCACTGTATTCGATATTCTTTGAAAGCTTTAACACCTTCACAGAGCCTGTCAAAATGTTATAAATGATCTTGAACCTACCGAAAGCACAAGACTGTATATTGATACCCGCTGCGGGGTTCTTATAACTCAAGTAAACCGGACTAGTGTAGAAGCAATACGAACCTCGGTTCAATTTTACAGATTGATGAAAGTCAAAAGTATAAAACCCGCCCTTTTCAATCAAATCAATTTGCTCAATAATATTTAGTATTTTTTCAGGGGTTTTATTTTCAAGCTGCCAAATTTTAGTTCTAGCATTTGCAAGCGCAGAAATTTTACTTTGCAAGACATCATTTGCAGCTGAAAACTCACGTTCAAATTGTGCAACGTCTTGTTTTAAATACTGATATTCATTTGAATCCTCAAGCTTGAACTTGATATCAAACATAGGACTTTTTTTCATTTCATCGTCAAGGCTAGCTGAATCTTTTTTCCACGTTTCAAGTTTTTCAAAAAATAATTTGTTCAAACTGGAAAGGCTGCCAGTAGCAAGTAATTGTTTTCGTCTGTGCTCTGTGATATTAACGCTTGACTGACTTTGTTGTAGCAGATTTATTTGAGCGTTAAGCCTCTCGGTCAAAGCCAAATCAATAGCGGGTTCAATTTTTGCGGGTTCTACCCCTAAGTCAGATAGTAAATTTCTATCCTGATTTATTTGTTCAGCGTTAGCAATGTCTGTCAAAATTGAGTTAACTATTTCAGCGTTAGACGCTTGAACTATTGTGTTTATTTGTTCATTCATAAAGTGTGACCTCTCTTTTTTTAATTAAAAAACCCCGCATCTATCGCCTCTGTGCGCAGCTTTACAGCCTGACAGGTATGGTCCCAGATGCGGGGTTCGTTCGTTTATCACTTATTAATTTTAATTATTTCTTAGCAGATGCTTTTTTCAAAACTGTCTTAGTCTTAGTGGCCGCTTTCTTAGCTGCGCCCTTAACTTGAGGAGCCAAAGTCACAAATTCAAAGTCTGACAGTTCATAATTATTTTGAACCGCATCTCCGTTAACTGTAGCCCCGTAATTAGTAAGACCCAACTCTGTCATGATATCTTGAACCGTGTTTTTTTCCATCTGCTTAAGGCTACCGCCTACCACTTGTACCGTTACTTTTGCCATAAAATCCCCTTTTCTTTCTTGCCTTGATCAAGGCTGTTTGTGCGGGCTTTGCCCGCTTGTTTTATTTTTTTAAAAAATTTAATATCGCATGAATCAAAATTGCTATAACCAACCCTGTAGCAGACCCATAAATAGAGTCAGTCAATGCCTTACTGTTTTTCGTGTTTTGATCTAGTACAGTACCTATCAAAATAGGTTTAAAATCACTGTCTATAGCCCTAATAGGCTGCGGCTCGGGGCAGATGATTTGCGTCTTAATAGTTGTAGTTTGCGGCTGCTGTTCTTGTGCCTTGAGAGCTTGAATAGCCCTGTCTGTCTTTTTAATCATAAGTGTGACCTCCCTGATTTGAAGTGATACCCGCAAAATGCGGGCTCTGTTTTTGTTTGTTCAATGGGTTTATTTGGCCGATTGATTTATGTCAATCTTTTTTCTTTACATATTTTTATGGTGTAATTATTACATTGGTCAAGATTCAATGGGCTTTCTTATTTATTGTGACTTTTTTCTTGTTCGTTTCTTATTGTGCCCAGAATCAAGGGGCTTTGACTTATATTAGTTGAGGTCTGTGCGGGGTTTTTGAGGCTTTGATCTTTGATCAAGTGTATTGCGTGGCGTTGCGGGGTTCAAGATTCAAGATGCGGGGTCATATTGAGAGTTTTATACAATTTATGAAGGTTTTTATACAATTTATGAAGGTTTTATGAAGATTTTATTTCTGTAACTGCATGATATTATTAAGGAAAGCTTAAAAACGTCAAAATTTATGAATATTTTTGGTCAAAAACTCTTTATAATTTTTTATTTTTGTTTTTTATTTTCATTTTTCCCAGCGAGTTGAAAAAAAAGAATAGTTTTTTTATTTACACTTATTGATTAACTAGTAAAAAGCCCAGTGATCCCCGATACTTAGACAAAACACAAATAATTCTTTTATTCATAAACTATTCATAAGATTTGCATAAACTATTCATAAAACTTGAAAAAAACTTCATAATATCTTGTGTCACTATTTACATGATGCCCGAACCAAGGCAATTGGGCGGCTAACGCTTTGAAATTGAACCCCGATTCATTTTACTTTGAGCTGTGACATCATTGGATTGAGTCTTGTCTCGGTTAAGCTATTTTGAATTGCTCGGCTTAAGATTAAGCGGGCAGCGTTGCGGGGTTCTAGCTGTACTGGATAAGGGTACTGTGCGCGGGGTCCGAGGTCAATGGGTCTATATGTGCGCACCGCGATGGAGGGGGTACGGGGTAGACCTCTGTGTTAAATATACTATCGTATTCCCCAAAAATCCCGCGCCCCGCACCGCCAACCAAAATACTTGACCCCCGCACCTACATACTTTATAAGTAGCTAGGGGTACAATGAACCACATGAAAAGCAAACTGCTTTACGAATACTTAACTGAAAAGCCAAGATACATAGTTAAAGAGAATGGGGATGTCTATTCTTTAATTACTAACAAGTACAGAAAAGTAGGAGTAAATAAACATGGATATAAATATCTAAATTTAGATATCTATGGAAAAAAGTGGACATTTATAATACACCAAATTATCTGGGTGTATTTTAAAGGTCCAGTACCAGAGGGCTTTGAAATAGACCACATAGACAATAATAAGCTAAACAATTCAATAGAAAACCTACAGCTTTTGACTCCAGAAGAGAATAATAAAAAGGGCGGACTATTAAATAGGGGTGCGGGAAACAAAGGGTTTAAGGCTAAGTTAGATGAAGACAAAGTAAGAGAACTTCGTAGTTTATATGATAACAAAGCTATGAGCTTATCAAAACTTGCTGAAAAGTTTGGTATTTGTAAATCTCATGTTGAAAGAATAGGTAAACGAGAAAAGTGGTCTTGGGTTAAATAATATACTTGCACCCCGACCCAAACACCCCCATCCTATATATGTGAGGCCTATAAGGTTAAACACAATGTCTTGCGGTAGCTCTGGGCTACGAAGACCACCCAGAGAAACCCTCTGGGTTTTTTCGTTTTTAGCTTGCAAACTACAACCTTTTCCCCGCACAATAAGCCTAATGAGAGACGTTACCCCTTCTGAATTAGAGCAAGATCGCCCCACAATCCCAACATACATGGATTCAATCCTTGAGTTATTCCCTCAAGAATTAGAAGAGAGATACAGACTTCTTGAAGAAGAAGTAGTGCAGCAGTCGGAGACGACGATCCGCACTTTGCTTTCGCCCACGCCCCAGATGGAGGCGATCCGCACGAGGATCTGGGCTCTGGTGAAGGTTCGCACCGCGACCAAGGATCTTGGCAGGATTCAGCTCTCGGAGATTGCCACAGGTATTGCTCCCGTTAGGTATGTAGAGCAGGTGTTCGGGCAAAAGTACATGGTGGCTTGGTGCGGGTGTCCCCCTATGGATTACGACACCCGAATCGAGGCCCTGTTAGATAAGGCGTACCAGAAGCTGCAAGCGATCCTTGAATTTCCCCTCGTAACTCCGAATGGCCAAATAGACACGAAGGCTGCAAACCTCGTCATACAAGTTGCGAAGATGATCGACCTACGGTCGAAAGGTGGCTACCTAGAGCGCGTGGAATCGAAGACTTTCCAAGTGAACTCTACGGTAGAGGAAGCCAAGAAACTGTTTCGCAGTAAGGACACCCTAACTCTGGAAGAGTTAGACCTTAAGATCCAACAGCTAGAGCGGGGAGAGGTCCCACTCGCCATTGACAAGGGGTCAACGGGTGAATGAAGCGGAGCTAAAGGCACTCAAGCTTGCAAAGCTTGAAGAGCTAGAGAAGCGGAAGCTCTTACCGCATTTGTACGGGCAGAAGTGGTACTCGTGGGCGTGGGACTTTGTACAGTCCCGTCACAAAGTGACGTTATTGACTGCCGCCAATCAGGTTTCTAAATCATCGACGCAAATAAGAAAAGCGGTGAAGTGGGCGACTGAGAAAGAGTTGTGGCCCGAGCTTTGGCCTACTGAGGATTGGACCCAGAAACGCGGTCCCGTCATCTGGTATCTGTACCCCGATGCGACCTTCGCTACCACTGAGTTTAAGGACAAGTGGGTCCCCGAGTTTATGCCTCGTGGAGCTATGAAGGATGACCCCGTCTATGGGTGGTCAGAAGAGTATGACACGCGGAAGAAGATTGTGTGCATTAACTTCAAAAGTGGAGCTACAATTTACTTTAAGTTTTACTCGCAAGACGTACACTCCCTACAAGGGTCTACAGTTCATGCGATCTTTTGTGATGAGGAATTACCGTTCAATTTATATTCTGAATTATACTTCCGTTTGAACTCTACGAATGGATATTTTCACATGGTGTTCACAGCGACCCGTTCGCAAGAGTTCTGGCGTGAGGCGATGGAAGAGATAGGTACTCCATTTGAGAGATTTAAAGGGGCTTGGAAACGCTCGATCTCTCTGTATATGTGTCAGAAGTATTTAGATGGGACTCCGTCTAAATGGACAGATGAAAGAATTAGAGAAACGATTGAAGCGTGTGCGGATCAGAACGAGGTTGAACGCCGAGTGATGGGTCGCTTTGTACGATCTGATGGGAGGAGATATGTTTTTGATAAAAGAAAAAACTTCAGACAGCCTTTACCTGAGGAGTGGAAGATTCACCCACCCAAGGACTGGTATGTGTTTGGTGGAGTTGATATTGGGTCTGGCGGTCCTAACGGGGCCCCTTCTGCTATATATTTTATAGCAGTTCGTCCTGACTTCCGGTTTGGCCGAGTGTTCAGAGGCTGGCGTGGAGATGGACTTAAGACGACTGCGGGGGATGTATTCAACAAGTACATGGAATTAAAGCAAGGGCTTAGTGTATTGGTGGCTTCATACGATTGGGGGAGTAGTGACTTCGGAACTATTGCAACGAGTAACAATGAGCCATTCAGCAAGGCGATCAAGGATCGAACCAAAGGAGACGAGGTTCTTAACACTTTGTTTCGTTTTGGGATGCTTGTGGTGGATGACGTCGGTGACTACGAATTAGAGAAACTTGCCAACGAGTGGAGTAACTTAGGTGTTGACAGCATTGCTGGAGATGATGCCGCGGACTGCGCTAGATATTGCGTGATGCCGATCCCTTTTGAGTTTACTGAGATTACCAAAGAGGCCACGCATAACCAGATTAAAGAAATAATTAAGAAAAAAGATGAAGGACACCGAGACATTGGTCACGTTTCCCAGCAAGTGGGTGGGGAAAGAGATGACGACCCAGTTCTTAACGAGTTATCAGAATGGAGTGATTATCATGGATGCTAGAACGATAGAAAAATATTTAAAGTATGGGTCCAAGTACAATTTAAAAACGCTTGAAATAGGAACGGATCTAGTTAAGATAGAGTTCAGAGAGCCTGTGGAAAAAACAGAGCCAGCTATTCCTGTTGATCCAAAGGTTGTGAAAAAAGTGGAAGAGTACATGGAAAAGCAGCGTCAGGCTATTGAACTGGATGAGCTTCAGATTATGAACCCAGAAGCTTTTGAGGAACACTTAGCGAACGCTGATTCGTAGGGGATACTAAATGTCGGATAAAATGTTACAAGACCTAAATAAGATGTACACTGAAGGTGAGACAGCTGATAAGAGTTTGTACGCAGAGATGCGTTCCAACCTTTTGCTTATCTCTGGAGATCACTATATCAAACGAAACTGGAAAGCTCTCCAGTCTTTGAGAGATAACTCTTCAATTAATGAAGAGCAGAAAATTCGTATTATGAAGAATCATACGAATAAAATCTTTAAAGGATATGTAAACCGACTTGTCTCAGCCGCCCCCGGAACCAAGATCAAAGCAAACAATGAAAAAGAACCCCAAGACCAGAAAGCCGCAGAGATGCACTCAGCAGTTTGGGCGTTTACTAAGAAACAAATCGAGTTCCCCGAACTCCGCACCCAGTTCGCAGAGGATTATGTAGGTATTGGTGAAGTATGGGTCCGAATCGCATGGGATTGGGACAAAGGATACCTTAAAAAACAAGAACCGATTATGGAAACGGTTACTTTAGAGGATGGATCAGTAGAAGAGCGTCCAACTGATCGCACAAACAACTATTTCTCAGGTGGAATAGATGCAAAACGAATATTTGGCTTCAATGTTTTTAGACCAAAGAACTGTCAGGATGTAAAAAAGGCTCCTTGGCTCGGAATCCGCTACATGGAGGACATCGAAGAGCTTCAAGAGATGCACCCGAAGCTAAAAGAGAAGATTAAAGAAGATTCTCAGCAAGCCTTCCTCGTTTTTGATGTAAATACGTCTGAATATTCGACTACAAAGGGTCAAATACTTGTAAAAGAGGTTTATTATCGCCCAAGTCCTAAATATCCGAAGGGATATTTCTATAAATACATTAATGCTACAATTTTAGATGAGGGAGAACTTCCAGCGGGTGTGTTTCCACTTAGATTCGCAGGTTTTGACGCTATTCCCACGCATCCACGTTACAATTCACCAGTTAAACAGTGGAAACCGTACCAAGTTGAGATTAATCGTATGTCATCGAAGATGGCAGAGCACCAAGTGACCCTTGGAGACGATAAAGTCATCATTCAGAACGGTGGAAAGCTATCTCACGGTGGTAATTACCCCGGAATTAGGGCCTTATCAGCCACTGGGGGCAATGTTTCTGTGGTAGCTGGTAGAACGGGTGAACAGTACTTAAACGTGCTTTCTTCGACCATTTCTGAGTATT